AACAATACCTATGACTATACCCCATGTGATACCTAAACGAATCAATACAAGCCATATCATGCTTACTGAGAGCAAAAATATAGCTATTTCAACAGATAACGCATAATCTGGTATGTAAGGACTATCTTGAATTAAAATTGATTCTGCTAATGCTGCTTGTATTTTGTGTGGCTCAAGTAATCCAACTGGTGTAGCAATCTGTGGCATAACACCATTTGCAGTGACACCAACGATAACAAATTTACCATTGACTTCCATCTCTTTTAGATCTGTTTGCGGTGTATCTATCCAGCTAATCCATTTACGACCATAACTATCAGTTTTTACTGGTGGTATTCCTCTTATTGATATTTCTTCAATACCATTATCATTAGTTTTTATAATATAGGTTTTAATATTAAAAAGTGCTTTGTAGATTTGTGTACCAAAACTAGGTATCCATTCGTTGTCAGGTGTTTTCACCAATAAAGGTATTCTTCTAACAAGTTGGTCTATATCTGTGGGTGCAATAGCTAAACCTTGTAATGTGTGAATGGATAAGAGAGAAAAGTTTTGCTTCACACCCAAACTTATTATACCACCATTATCATCACCTTTTACAACAGTACCTGTAGCTTTTGGATACTCACCTTTGCCATCTTCAAACATTGCTATCACAGAAGGTGCATAACCTAATGATCTACCAAACTCTTCATCTCCACCAAATCTGTCTGCTTGTGGAAAGGATATAGCGTATCCTACACCTAAAGCACCTTTACCTAATATATCAAGTGTTATCTCAGCTAATCTTTGTCTTGGTAATGGATAACCACCTTCTCGTTCTACATCTTCTTCTGTAATATTAAGTATCACAAAATTACCAGAAGGCTCATATTCCTTCACTAATTTATCAAATGTTCTTAATTTTACTAACTCTGTTGGAGTAGTTTGAAATATAAGTGGCAGTGATAATAAAACTACTAAAGGTATAAATAATTTATATCTCATGACTCTTGTCTAATTGTAATTATATTACTGCTACCACCATTTATTTTAACGACTCTTGATACACCATTTTGCACAATAATTACAGTATAAGATCCATCAGTATCAAGATCTAATTTCACATTGGCTTGATTAGAAATTCTTTGCATTTTTACAACTTCACCCTGTACTAATGTAATAATACCAGTATCTGTGTCTTGACCTACTTTTGTTCCTGTAATATTTAAAGATGAAGCAATCTGTAATTGATCTTCTTCTTCTTTAACTGCAAGAGCGTCTAAAACATCAAGTAAGTCTTCAAGAAAATTGCCATCTGCCAAGTAGTCTATATCCAATTCCGTGAAATCTAGTTGATCTTCTTTTAAAAAATTTTCTGACAATGGATCGTAATCTAAGCCATTAAAATCTAAAATACCATCACTTGCGTTTGTATAAACAACCTCTTCCATAATTTCTTTTTCAGCTGGTGGGTTTATAATTAAAAGATTGTCTATTGAGTCAAGTGTAAGATCCAAAATTGCTGGTTTTGTGGGTGCAGATTCAAATACACTTACAGTAGTGGCTTCAAATGGTTTATTTAATATTACACTACCAACAGCAGTTATAACTTCAATTTCACCACTTGATAAACCAAACTTATCTGGCAGTAAAATTACAAGAGATCTACCTAACTCATCAACTGTAGCTGTAAAATCTGTCCCACGAATAGATATATTTGCTGTAGGTGTTTTTAGTGATATGTTTTGTTTATCAATACGATTCAAGTTGCCTGTTATGAATCTGGTAGTTCCAAGTGCGAATGTAAGAGCCATTTTAGACTTGCTTGGATCAGGATCATAAATATATTCATCAATAAGTAATTGACTGTGTTCTGTCAGTTTTACTTTTGAATCATCAAGAAATGTAATAGCCATACGACCATTTGTTGTAATGGCTTCATCGTTTGATTGAATACCTAGTTTTAATTCAGCTTCATTAATAGCTGAGTTTCTTAGAATCTGTGCGACACCATTTAATTCTGATATATCACCTATGTTAGCAACTTGTTGTTGTGCCATTAGCGTCATTTTGGATGACGCAAACAGTACCATTGTTACCATTGCTAATAATTTTGAGCCAGTCATTATCTAATGTACTTGATTGTGTAATATTAAATGTTCTTGATCCACCAGTATGGTCTAAATAGAAATAACCACCTTGATAACCACTACCTGTAAAGTTAATAGTGTTATCAGAGCCATCTATATCCATGTAGTTTGTACCTAAATCATAATTAATATTTGATGTTACTGTATTACTTGAACCATTGATAATCCAATCTAAATCTAATGTTGATGCAATAGCACTTGTTGCTTGGTTAAGTGTAAATGTATTTGAACCACCAGTAACCTGTACATTGACATCTGAGGTATCAGCACTATAAGTGTTGGTTGGGTCAGTTTGCATATTAAATGTATTACTTGAACCAGTAAATTCAAAGAAACCAGTATAA